TCTAGTTCAGATTTGCCACGACCTACCAGAGCGAGGGCATTACCAAAAGCCATCAAGGCACGTTCTGAAGTCTGGGCTGATATGCCAGCAGCCTCTAACTGTAGAACACCCTGCCTGACTTCCTTTAGCCCAAGCCCCGGAAGTTTAGCAATTTCTTGTAGCCTGTTTAGTTGGGCTTGCAGTTCTTCTGCGTTGCGTGAATAGGCGGCAAGACCACGAACCTGTGAGTCGTAAGCCTTGGCCGCTTCGATACCAGTAACAGTTGCAAAACTTGCCTGTGCAACTTCGAACAATCGGGTAGCATCTGCCGCAGTGCGGATGGCTTCACCAACCGAGCGAGCAGATTGCCCAACACGTTGCAAGGCACGGACAGCAGCGGCTTCACCAACTACCGAAATCTTAGCCGTCAGTTCCGCTACTGTCATTACCTGCCTCCGAACAATGCACCCAGCATTTCGACCTGTTGCTTTTCTATCTCTTGCCCGATCATAGCCACCTCGGCTATCTGGTCAAGGGTTAGGTCGGTCTCTGAAGGGTGCCGGTTGAGATACTTAACGGTGTAGTAGGCAACCTGACCGGCTACACCTCTGAGTCGTTTTTTGCGTCTTTAACCCTGCCTTGTAGGTCATCGGTTGGATACCAAGAGATGAACTCACCAAGGATTCTAAAGAACGTCTGCTTGCTGGTTCGTGCCAGATTACCGAAAGCCCGGAGTGGTGATTCTTCTGAGCTATCCGCAGGGTCTGGTACATAGCACCGACCAAGTAGATAGATCTGGTAAAGCATCGCTTCGGGGAACTCAGCGAATGCAACACGCAGGGAGCCAAGCTCCTTAGCATCAGGAAAAAGGTCAGCCGCCTTCGGTTCACGGAAGCGGAGTTCTGCGCCATCTCCAGCGACATCGGAAAGGTCTACAGTTAGTAGACCTTTGTCCGTGTCTTTAGGAATCTGTTTTAGGGATTGTAGTGCCATGGCTTAGTGTACTACGACCAAGCAGTAGCAACTCCGTTAGTACCAAGCGTGATGGTTGCGCTCTCGGTTACGGCTTCCTCGTTTGCAACGCTGATGCCAGTTCCCGTTACAACACCAACAAAGGTCTTGGCGGCAAGTGTCCCAGGCGTAACAACGATCTGGCAATAGTAACCGTCTTTGCCAAAGAAGATAGGGCCGACAACCGAATCAACCAGAAACTCTACTTCAACGGATCCGTTAGCCTTGGTTACCTGAGCTTTGTTCTGTGCATCACAAAGTGCAGAAACATCAACGGTATTGACCGATGAGGAAAAGCGTACCGAGCGAGCGATACAGGTATAGGTTTCAGCGGTGAAGGCTGAAGGCGTACCGTCTTGATAACCACCAAAGGCTACAGTGACAACACAGTTTTCGCCGATAAGCGCACTAGTTCTTGAAAAAGGCATATGATTCTCCTACTGTTGCGTGACGAATCGGTACACCGCTGTCACTCCAAAATCTGTCCGACCACCACTCTCCAAACCAAACGTTTGAGCAGTTGATTCCCGCCTAACGTAGAACCTTGGCGTGGTACTCGAAACGTGAATGTTGTCTAGTAGTGTGTCGATGCGGGACATGATGGTAGCCGAGCTTGCCATCGATACCGCACCGCTAGCAGTATCCCACACGGTGATTCTGTAGGTTGGGTACGTGAACACCCTACTACCGCAGAGCGTGTCTTGGTCTTGCCCTGCATTACCGGCACGGTCAAAGACCACATAAGGCGTGGTTGGTTGCTTCCTTGATATCGGGTCAATCTGCGGGGCTATCGTGTTATAGATGCCCATCTGAAAACCGTTCGGTCTGTTGTCAGGAGCAAGCAAGCCCATCAAGGTAGCATCACCTGTCAGGGTGTCATAGATCCACTGCTCAATCACGGCTGGTTCAAAGGCCATCAGTTTCTACCCTTCAGGATAACTTTCACAGCAGCTTGAAAAGCCGGTGCTTCCTTCTCCACTGCCGGACGTAGGAACGGGCGAGCAGGTACGTGGTTGCCAGCCTTAGACATCCAGCCGAGTTCCAGCGGTATTCCGTACTTTGCGCCTACGGAGACCTCGGCAGATGTCCTGCCCGTCATCTTGCTTTGAATGCTACCTGCCAGACCAGCGCCGCCCATATCAGCGTTAGGCGGAGTGCCGGGAGGGCTTGACCAGTGAGGATGCTCCTTGCGTCCGGGATACTTTCTGTATTGACCACTAGACATCTCGATGCTATCTTTTGCATTGCCTTCAATGTTAGCGGCAGCCGTGCCAACAGCAACGGAAAGTTGGCGTAGATTCTTCTGATAAGAATCAAGCCGTACTTTCTTCAGGCTGAAGCTCATCTTTATCACGGAGCAAGAACCTCAATCTCTAAAGGCCCGAACCTTCGCACCGTGGTTGATACCGTGAAAGAAACGGTTATGCGAATCATTGCCGCCGTTGCATAAGCCGCTGGGTTGAGGATGCTTAGGATACCTTGCGCGCTGTACTGCTTCGTGAGCGTAACGGATCCGCTAGGAAAGGTATAAGCCGACCCGGTCGCGATGTTAGTAAAGGTAACGCCGAGCGTCCCGGTTGTAATGTCAACCGGGCTGCCGAGCTCATCGACCAAGCGCACCACGTAGGAATGCCAATCACCTACCCACGCAGACGCTTGTACGACCTGCTGAGGGTCTTCGGTCAAGTCAAAGATTACTGCCATTAGATGTCCCTCACATAGATGCGGAGTGGCCCAAATACCTGCGTGTCGCTTGCTCCGGTTGTGCGCGTGATAGTTGCCGTGTAGGTGCCTGGGGTGTCCGTTACCGTCGTGTCGATTACAAAGGTAGCCCTGCCATCAGCTGCATAGGTTGCCGTACAAGCGTACGTGTCTACCAAGGTAGCACCAGAGTTGTAGACCTTAGCGGTAACAGTTGCAGAGGTGATGTCTATACCGTTACCGTTGCCATCTACACACTGGATGTCTACGCCATGCTGTGCGCCCTTCTGGATGTCTAACGGGTCACTTGCTCCAAGACCGTCTGCCTTGACCTCATAAGGCCCCATGCGAACCAGAGCGGCAGAGGTTACCGGGGTAACCAGTTCAGCGTTCACATACTGCCCGAATGTACCGGCTGTCGTATGGCTTGCCCTTGCTTCATCCCACACCGCCGCGGCTGTCTGCGCTGCCGTCAAGCCACCACTACTCAGCGTGACAGTCAGCACCGCGCCGTTCGTACCGCTTGCACCACGCACCACGATCGTGACATCAGATGCACCAGCGGCAAATGCGGCGTTAGGGACATCTAAACGATACACGCCCGGCACAGCACTAGAATCAATCTCTGCGAAGCCACCAGAAGCCCACGCGCCTGTAGGTGTCTGCGTGACCAGCGTGATAGCCACCGGTGCGCTCTGGTTCCTAACGTAGTAAGCCGCTAGGCCAGTCGTGCTGAACGTCAAGCCTGTAGCACCGAGGTAGAGTTCGATGCTTTGTGATGTGCTGGCTGGAGCGATTGTGATGGTGGAAGCGTTGCGCTCTGTTGGAGCATAGAAGCCTATTCCACCAATGTTGCGGAATGTGGCAGAACCTGCATCAGGACTTACACCAGACCAAGCAATACCATACAGGTCAGTTACTGGCGCACCTGTTGCATTTCCAAAGCTCGTATTAGGACTGCCATTATATGAACCAAAAAACTGAACTGGATTCATACCGGTCAATAAGGTGTAGCCGGTTTCATATCCCGGTAAACCTACTGCGCTACTTGATGCCGATGATGGAACATTTGTAAAAGTAGAACCACAGGCAATGTATCGGCAGTTTGTCTGTGTTCCACTTGATGAGTTTGTAAATGCTGCACCTGCTACACAACCATAAAAAAGGTTGTTTTTTATCGTTAATTGCTGTGTACCAGATTGTAATATAGCTTGTGCTGAATGATTGACAAAGTGGCAGTTAGTAACAGACGCTGTCAAGTTTACAGGAAGAAAACCCACACTAAGACCGATAAATAAACAGTCAGTAACCTCAGATGTATCCGTAACAATATTTTGACCTGTTGCAACGCACTGCGACCCAATACCTGCTGATGTCCCTATGAAAATACAACTTTTTATTGTGCAGTCAAGTGCGGTAGATGTTGCAGCCGTCAAGCTCATAAGCCAAGTAGTAGTGCTTACACCTAGTTGAAAAACACATTTATCAAATGTGTTGTATCGACAAGTTAAAAGATTGATGCCCGGACTACCAACCGTGCAGTTTAGTACAAACTCCAAGTTATTGAAATACAGATAACTTTTACTTGTCCCTGATATCGTTGTCCCTTGGTAGGTAGTTGCACCTGATGCGGTTGTGAACGCACCAATCTGAACACGTCCAGCATTTACACCGGGGAACTGCGCCGCTGTAGGGTCACCTGTGATGTAAGTAGTTGCGCTGTATGTGCCTCCGATTGTCACCTGCTCACCGTATAAACCGGGAGCGATGTAAACCGTATCACCTGAGCCTATACCAGTGGCTCCCAGTGCTTTTTGTATGGTCTGCCACGCTAGACCAACCGTAGAGCCTAAACCAGTATTACTGTTATTACCGTCCGGTCTAACATAGTACGTTGCCATTATTCAGCGGTTCCATTTACGATTTCTTGAGCCATAACAACAGCGAACTGATTGGAATAGTTCAACTGAAACTGAGCATCCTGAGTAACCCACCAACCGAAAACGCTGGTTCCATCAGGCCCAAACGTGCCGAGCAAGTTGCCTTCGTTATCGCAGATATCACCAAAGACAATCCAGTCACCGGGGCTGTTAGGGTTAGGTTCAAGCCTGTAGTTCTGGAAGTTCATTTGCCCACCTTCAGGCTGTTCGCTTGCACACCCTTGAAAGGCATCGTGAGGAACGCCAGCACACTAGACACCGCAGCGGAGACACCAGCCGCTACCGCCTTGCTCCCGTAGAGTGCAAGCACTGCGCCGAGCTCGGCAACGTCCTTAGCTTCGGATGTTCTGATGCCATCGCCGAACACGCTGGTGAATGCAGCTACGAATGCCACGATCACAACGACCACCAACCTCTTGATTGAAATGCTGTTCATTGCTTCGCCTCCAACTTTGTAACCTGCGTTTTCAGTTCACCGGTTGCAGTTTCCAGCCTACCGATACGATGCCCGTGGTCTTTGATTGTTGCAGTGTCTACCGCCCCACGCTTGTCCATACGGTGGAGAAACTGAATGATGTAGACCAGTAGGCTGATGACAGCACCCGAAACGCTGATGCCTATCGTAGTCCATTCCGATGCTGTCATGATGTACGCTCCACCAGCCCTACGTGCTGTACAAGTAATTCTGTCTGTCCAAAGTCTGACCCGATCACATCGTAATACTTCGAGTCATCACCTACCCGGTAAACCCTATCCTGCGGCATAACGTCAGCACCGACAGCAACAATCAAAGTCCACTGTGCAGATGACTGGATGCCACCGCCTACAATCGATTCTGTGTCGCTCTGGTTGGTCAACCTGCCGTTGTGCTCGGCAACCTTGCGCCATGTCTCAGTAGCACCACCTCTGCCGTCTTCGGTAAGCGTGAAGCGGTGAATCTCTACCCGGTCTTGGCACAGGTTGCGTACCATGCCGGCGCTTATAGTTGCGCGGAGTATCGGGCTCACGCGAACACCACCGGTCTAAACTTGTCTGCCATGGTTAGGCAGTTCTGCATCAGTTGGGAAAGCTTTACGTCGCTCGTACCTTCCTTAGCATCGATGTCTGCGGCTACCCTTGATGCTTTGATCAGCCATGCTTGGCGGGTTGCTGTGCGAACATCGTAGCGCTCCATATTGATCGGGCCTTGGTCTACCCACATCAAGGTTGGGTCTCCCGTGCCATCTTCAAGCGTAAAGCCCTTGACTTGGTAGGGAGCATAGACAGGATAATCGGGTTGTGTCGTGCCTGATGTTCCAGCCACGCGGCACTCGTAAACCCTACCATTGGGCGTTGTAGGGACTACACGGTCACCGACAGCGTAAGTGGTTGCCGCTGCCCAAGTCGTGAAGCGGGAAAAGGAATCCAAGATGGAACCGATGTCGGTTGTAGACATCTGCGGGTAGGACTGGGCAGACACAAAAAGGCTTACCTGTGCGATTGCCTCGGCTCTGGTCATCATGAGGTTAGTATCCCACATGATTATTTTTAAAAAGTAAAAACCCCCGGCACGTCTGCCGAGGGTCTTAGGCTGTGAACCGCTGGGCTTATGTAGCTGCGGATGCTCCGACGATAAGCGAACCAGGTACGCGGTTGGCTGCAGTTGCATCAACGTTGCCGATGTCAAACGCCTTGAAAGCGAATCGCTCGGTTGCCTTGAATGCAAGCGCATCCTCAACAAAGTAACGCTGATCCGAAACCTCAATCGTAACGGTTCGGCGGTCACCAAACGCGGTACCCATGCTCAGGTCACCAAGCAAGATGTAAGGCGTGGATGCTGCAAGAGTCTTCTGCATATTCTGCACAAAGACCACTGGATAGCCATAAAGCATAGGCGTTGGGCCGTATGCATTTTGGATGTCCATGATCGAGTTACCGCCCAAAGCATCGAGCAGAGGTGCGATGGCGTTGTACCAAATCTCTTTGTGCATAAACCACTTGGCGTTAGCGGCATATGTCGGGAGCTTAGCATCCTCTCCCTTCTCT